ATTAATAACAATGCCAAATCAAATCAGTTAAATGACCAGATTTTTTGGTATAAAGCGGAACATAGACCTAGCTTTAAAATGGGTGCAAAGGAATTTTGGGATATTTCAAAAAATATGGGTTCTGATGATGAGGGAGAACAATACGACCCTTCTAGAACAAAAAAACGAAATGCGGTTTCCATTAACGTAAAGAAGTCAAACAGCAAATGGTAAATGAAAAGATGAAATTGTGTTCTTCTGATAACGGGTACCGTATTTCGGATTTGATGGAAATAAGGCGGTGCAATGATTCATGAATTACAATGAATTGATAGATATATTTGAATTTGATGACATTATGGCATATACATAACGTCATAGTAAATTTATTACAATGATTTTTCTTTAGGATAGAATTACATATCATCGCGAATGTTAGCCGCAGTGGTTTCGACCTGATTATTATGCGACTTTTCTAACAAGTCGGTGTCGTGTTTTTTACGATCATCCTCGTCAGCCACATCGCGATTCTCGAAATCAACTGTTTGAGTCACTCCGATTAGCTCACCTTCGTCATTAATCGTCTGTGTTAGTTTGTTACCAGATTCCTCTGCTTTTTGAATATTCTCTTCAATTGCCTTACGTTTCGTATCTTTTACGCGCTTATCGAATTCCTCCTTCGCCTTCTTCTCATTCTTGATTTTTTCTTGATGTAATTTGTTGAGTTCTTCCTCCATAAATTCAACGCGACCCGTCTTGTATGCATTGGGATCCCATGGCAACCAAACGCCAACAGGTGCAACAAAAATATCATGATTTGGGTCCTTTTCACGTAATTTCTTACAATGCATTTCAGCCTCTTCCTGTGTGGAAAAATTACCTCTATTCTTTAATCCACGAACAGAAGTTTGGAAAGCATGCTCGCGTTGAAACTGTTCTGTAAATCTATCACCATTTTTATCAATAAAATTTTGGAAATCATTTGCCACTGATTCTGACTTTAGACGTTCTTCCTCGTCTCTGCAAAAATCATTAAAATCTGCGAATATCTTCTCAACATTCAAAGTATATTTATAACTAATAAAATTAATAAAATCTCCAAATTTGGTCATAGATTTAGTAAAATCATAGTCTTGAACAAATCGATCAAATAAAAAGGATTCGCGTTTTTCAAGAATCTTATCCGGTGAAATAAAAGACATACAGGAAAATCGTTGTCCTGCAATTCCTTCATCTTCATCCAATACATCCACATATTTAGGATTGTTTTCACCAGTAGGTAAGGTTTTACGTTCAAAGTCTGTCATGTTTATACTTATTATTAAAAGTTGTATTTAAGTATGTTGTATCGAAATAGATTTTATTTTTTATTCGATTTTTTTTCGCACAAATGTATATAACAATGAACGCTATGTTTGACATCCAAGAACTTATCAAGAGAGTTATCAAGTACTTAGTTGAGGGTTTAATGGTTGCTATTGCTGCCTACGCTATCCCCAAACAATCTCTTAAAGTCGAAGAGGTTATTGTCATCGCATTAACCGCCGCAGCTACCTTTGCTGTCCTTGACGTGTTTGTCCCTGCCATGGGTTCTTCTGCACGTGGTGGTGCCGGATTCGGTATCGGTGCCAATTTAGTCGGTTTCCCAGGAGGTCTCTAATTTTCAAAACTTTTCTTGTATAATACTATTATTTAGCAAATATTTTATTTTTTTATTTTTCCATTCAGGAAAAATAAAAAACTCTAGAGTAAATGGAATGATTTCTATTTGGTAATCACGGTTTCAGACATGATATGAGTATATAAAAAATATTTGATTTCTTGTATGGATAATGGTTTATAGGCAAATGCAATATATTGAAAGAAAAAATATTGAAAAGTGACTATACAACCACAAAATACCAGATAATGACAACCTATCTTACCGAATTTGTTGAAACATTGTTTATTTTTCTCTTCTATTATTTGCGGGAGTGGTAAATTACTTTCGATATCTTCGCTATCGATTGACGTTTTTCTATAGGTTATCATTTCCATTTCGGATATAGTATATTCATTGTGTGTTCTATTTACATCTGGTTCAGATGTAACCGAAACGATTCCGCCTTTCTTTTTTTGATTATTCGCATATTTAGAATAACTACATTGTATGCAATAAACGAATATACTAAAAAGTGCGAATATCGTCCAATATTCAATGGTTAAAAGAAACAATTCATAATTTTGTTGTTTGCGGTCAGAAATTCCTTGCAGATTTTCTTGGTATAATTCTTCTTGTATTTCGGTAGTTTTATTTAACTGTAATAATTGTTTTAATGTTTGTTGTGACAAAGAATATGTATTTAGAATTCTATTTTGAACATGCATTGAATTTGGGATATTGAAATTTATAACATCATCTGGTATAACATCATCTGGTATAACATCATCTGGTATAACATCATCTGATATAATATTATTATTTGCAATAAGAGGATTTTGTAAAATACGTTCCATGTAATGTAGAAACATTTCAGTTTCTTTTGGACCAATGTAATAAAAAAAGAAGGAAATTTCTAATAACGCAATACTAGTTACATGAAATAATATTTCATACATAATTATATTTAGAATACATTTTATTTTGAAAAATGTATTCGATTATCTAAACTGTTGGAAAAAATTCCCAATCTAAATCTCCACTCACTTTTTTCCATATCATATCTTGTTCTAATTGTTTTTCGCGGTCTTTCATCATGGGAATAAAAGGAAGATATTGTGTTTGGTCTAGAAGAACGCACAACTGATAAAGAGTGTAAGTATAATTAAAGAAATTGGTGCGATTCGGTGGGCAATGAACTGCCCATGGTTTTTGAATTTCAATAAACAAAACACATAATGTTTCGTGCAATTCCTCATTCATGACGGGTGGTTTGATACCAAACAATGAGTTGATATATTGTATATGTTCGAAGTATTTATTCAAGCCTAATTTACGTAAAATTTCGCGCATTTTATCGTAATTGATTTCCTTCATATCGGTTATACGTTCCTTCTTGATGCGTGCCTTGATTTGGTCGATAACCTCCACGGGAATTTGTGTGGTTTCCTTTGCTTGAAATTGCGATAATATTTCTTTGAAGTGGTTTAGACGAATATAAGCTGTATAGGATACTTCGTTGGGAGGTTCTTTGTTATTCGGTTTGGAACTATCGACGATGTGAGTGATGAAGCGTCCGCATTTCATATTGTTGCAAATCATGACACCCTCATCTTCTTGAGGAACCATTTCCCCTTGTTCGCAGACTTCACATAAATAACTATTCACAAAACAGTCCTGGATATTGGTAAATTCTTTATTGACATTGTACCAATAATCTTGGTATAATTTCTTGGATTGGACATAACAGGCTGTGTCCTGTCTTTCAGATTTCGATGATTTTATTTTAAAAAAAGAGTTCAACACATTGACATTTTGAGAAGGTTCGCCGGAAGATATTTGTTTTTTAGATTCGAAATAATCGAATATGTGTTTTGAATTATCCAAAAAATAGTTTTGTTGTTCTTTCTCATATATTTTGATTTGTTTCTTTTTTTCTTGAATTTGATCTTTGTATTCCATAATCGCATCAATATTTGTTTTAGACAATGTTTTGAGATGTTTTTTACAATCATTGATTTCTTCCTGCAATTGGGGTATGGCATGTGTATCAAGTCTTTCGAAATAGGATAACATTTCACTATGTTTTTCATCCAAGGAAGCCAATTGTTTTTGTGGAGTTTTCTTTGACATATAGATTTTTTTGCATTGTATATTTAACTATTTTGTTTGTTAAATAGTTTTTTATGGTTGGTATGAGTTTCCATTCCTCACTCATTTTAGCAAACTTTTTCATATCTAACAAACAACCCAAGAAGTCCGTCAGCAAGAAGAAGAAACGCACAAATAAGCGTGCAACACGGAAACGCACATAATGTTTCGACGATTCTTTTAGTTTATACGATATGTATAATTTCAAATCGTATATAAAATAATGCCTTCACCGGAAACACTTACTTCGGAGGTTCCATCTTCATTGAATAAGAAACAGATTCAAGTGATGGCCTTTTTAGCCAATGCCTTAGAAAAGGGATGGTCTGTGAAAAAAAGAAATGCTGAATATATTTTTTCCAAAAAACACGAAGGAAAAAGAGAAGTATTCCAAGAAAATTATTTAGAAACCTTTATTCATTCCAATTTAGACACCTCAATTCTCAAAAATGAATAAATATATTTCGACAAATAAAAAGATATTAAGAGGGTAATGCTCACAATTCAAATAAAAATAATGTCAAAAATCAAGAAACGCCTAAATAAATGACTCCCCCCCTCTCCAAATAAATACTAGAACTATTCCGGTATTTATTTAGCCAAAAAATAGAGACTTCCTAATTTACAAAAAAAATCATTCCCTCTGATTCTTTAGGCAAAATGTCAAAATATGCTCTTATCCTTTCTACGCGATTATTTCTGTATTTGTGCAGTGTTTTTTATTCACCAACGTGATAATTTATGATGACAACTCTCCGTGTTAATTTTTCAAAAAAAATCGTTGTATTCATTTACAATAAATACCCGTTTTCCGAAATTATTTTCTAGATAAAGGTTATAATACAATGGCCGGAGCACTTATGCAACTTGTCGCCTATGGCGCCCAAGACGTTTTCCTAACTGGAACACCCGAAATTACCTTCTGGAAGGTGTCTTACAGACGCCACACCAACTTCGCTATGGAGTCCATTGAGCAGACATTCTCTGGTCAGGCCGATTTCGGTCGCCGCGTTACCTGTACCATCAGCAGAAACGGTGATCTTTGCTACCGTACCTATCTTCAGGTCACTCTTCCTGAGATCAACCAATCCATGGGTGCTAACGGAACTGGTTCCGTCTATGCCCGTTGGTTAGACTTCCCCGGTGAGCAACTCATTGCTCAGGTTGAGGTCGAGATTGGTGGTCAAAGAATTGACCGTCAATACGGTGACTGGATGCACATCTGGAACCAATTGACCATGCCTGCCGACCAGCAACGTGGTTACCACCAAATGGTTGGTAACACCACCCAATTGACCTACATCACCGACCCTACCTTCGCTGATATCAGTGGTCCTTGTGCTGCCGCCGGTGGTCCCACCCAGGTCTGCGCTCCCCGCAAGGCTCTTCCTGAGACCACTCTTTACGTGCCTCTTCTTTTCTGGTTTTGCAGAAACCCAGGACTTGCCCTTCCCCTCATTGCCCTTCAATACCACGAGGTCAAGATCAACATTGATTTCCGTCCTATTGGTGAGTGCTTGTGGGCTGTCGGTAGCATTGACTGCACCGGTACCGGTTCCCAATCCGTCTCTGCCGCTTACCAACAATCCCTTGTTGCCGCTTCTCTCTACATCGACTATGTCTTCCTTGACACCGACGAGCGCAGAAAGATGGCACAGAACCCTCACGAGTACTTGATTGAGCAACTTCAATTCACTGGTGACGAGTCTGTCGGTTCCTCTTCCAACAAGATCAAGCTCAATTTCAACCACCCTTGTAAGGAGCTTGTCTGGGTTGTCCAACCCGATGCCAACGTCGATTACTGCGCTTCTCTTGAGTGCGGACAAACCCTTTACAGAACCCTTGGTGCCCAACCTTTCAACTACACTGATGCCATTGATGCTCTTCCCAACGCCGTCCATGCTTACGGTGGCCCCGAACAGACCTCTGGTACCGATGCTTTCATCACCAGTGCCGGTCTCTTCCAAGACCCCGGTGCCATGGGTGGTGCTGACGGAACTGGTGAGCAATACCAAGGTGTTAATAACATCTTCCACACTGCCACTGGTCCTAACGGTGCCGGTGTCGATGAGGGTTCATTCGTCTCTGATGCCGGAACCTTCGTTCTTTCTGAGACCGCTCTTGACATGCATTGCTGGGGTGAGAACCCTGTCGTCACTGCCAAGCTTCAGCTTAACGGCCAAGACCGCTTCTCCGAGCGTGAGGGTACCTACTTCGATGTTGTCCAACCTTTCCAACACCACACACGTAGCCCCGATGCCGGTATCAACGTCTATTCCTTCGCCCTTCGCCCCGAGGAACACCAACCTTCTGGAAGCTGTAACTTCTCCAGAATCGACAATGCTACCCTTCAACTTGTCCTTTCCAGCGCCACTGTCGGTGGTACTGCCACTGCTAAGGTCCGTGTCTATGCTACCAACTACAATGTGTTGAGAGTTATGTCCGGGATGGCCGGTGTAGCGTACTCAAATTGATCATAATGACATTAATCGCGTGACCAACATTTTCATTATAATCATAAAAGGGTTTTACCCATAAAAACAAAATAAAAATAAAAAAAATAAAATTAATTTATAAAAATTTATAAATTAATAAATCATATCATCTCAATTATTCGTTTCTTTTTTTAATTTTCTATAATCGGCAAGTTCTTTTGCCCTCTCTTTTTTGTATTCTTCATCACCATATTTTTCTTTCAACTTTTGGCGTTGTTTTTGTTTTCGAATACGTGCTTCTTCACGTTTTTCTTCCGACGTTTTTTTATTCGTATTTTTTACAATATTTTTTGATGGTTTATGTGTTTTACTTATAATTGTGGTTGTTTCCACTTTAATTTGACATTTCATAAATATTTCGGTCATTTTTGTAAATAATTCGTCCAATACCATATCTTTTTTTATAAAATTACAACTATAACAACACGGTTGTATATTCGACATTGTATATCCCAAATCATTATCAATACGGTCAATACCATTTTTATGTTTTTCGTATGATTTTCTACCACATAAATAACATTGTGAATTTGTAATTGTATTATAGTCTTCATGTGTTAATTCAAATGGTAATGATTTATCATCAGCACGTGTTCTATATTTATTATAACATACTGAGTTAGTATCACAAAACTCTTCCGTAAAATAACGTCCATTGATTTTATTATTATATGTTAAAATATGTTCGATTCGTTTCAAAAACACATCGACTGGCAAAGAACATTTCATATAATTACAAATTTTACAACAACTCACGCAATTATCTATAACATAACCTATATTTGAATCCAATCTATCAATACCATTGAATCCGCGTTCTTGTATTACATTGCAGTAATGACACGGTTCCTTTACAGTTTTATTGAATTCTTCTTGGGAAATTTCAAAAGCTAAATTTTTATCTCTTGCTGAGCGAGAATATACGCCATATTGCAAATTTATGTTATTTATTTTGTTTTGGTTATTGTCTTTTACTTTATCTTGATTATTTTCCCTCCACTGTTTCGCGTTTCTTGCGTTTTGTTCTAGGTATTCGCCAATATTTTCATCAATCCGGCGTTGTCGATGATTCATGCAATACATGACAACTTTTTCGTAATTGGCTTCTTTCCAATCAGCCTTCATCGCCAGCCTTTCCGGTTTCTTTTCGGCAATACGTGCTAATTCATTACGATGTTTCTTATCGCGATGTTGGTCATGAATACGGTTACTCTCTCTACAATTTGTACAAGTTTTGGTGGATACACCATTCACCCCAGTAAATGAACTGTTTTCAAACTTTTTGCAACAGGTTGAACATGTTTGATGTGTGTCAGTCTTTATCGCGGTTTTAGCATTTGCCCTACGATTTTTATCTTGATCCCTCTCCTTTTGCAAACAACCTTGACAACGTGCATATTGATAATTCGCATCAAGTTGGGTTTTACATCCACGAACATATTGTTTGCATACCTTTTTACCAAGTGCGATTGTTTCATCCACAAAAATACATAATTGGTGTTTTTTGCAGTAACTATTTTCTTCCGAACGTTTGAATACGCATCCCTTATTTGCACATAAAGTAACGTTTTCGCGGTTTCGTTGAACGGTTTTCTTTCCTCTATCACGGCAGGAAAGACACGTCTTACCTTCGGGTAAATAATATGATTTCTTGCACCCAGAACATATTTGTAGGTTCGATAACATTTCCTCTGTATAATCACCCATATAATCATGTTTTTTACAAAAACGAGTGTCATTTATAGTATTACATCGACACCCTTTCAAATTTCTATCAATTGCATTACACTTGGTCATTACGATAATATATATAATATACACATATTATCTTTATATAGTTTTATTTATAATTAAACATATATAATACACCTAAACATTTTGATTTGCCTCTTTTTCTAGTGTAAGTTTTTCCTTTTTCTTCAAATATGCGCGTCTGGCGTATTCTTTTTTCTTTTCAGGAGATGCTACATAGGTACTTTTGTAATTTGTTCGTTGTTGATATTCCTTAACCCTTTGTTTATGTTCTTCCTTGTGTTTTTCATAATAAATTTTGCTACTTGCAGGTGCGGTATATTTTTTGAGATGTTCCTTGGTTGCTTGTAATTCTTCTTCTAATTTCGCATTACGTTCTTCCAGTTCCTTAATTCTAGCATCCTTATCCATTACGTTACAGTATATCATAAGAAATATTTATATCTTTTTCACGAATGCTTTTTTTTGTCTGGTCTTGCCACCCATAAATTTATATTTTTGGACACATATATTATTCTTTGTATCACATTCAGGTTTATCCAAAGTACAATCTAAATCGGAATCACAATTCTTAAACATAACATTTTTCGGTTTGGCGCCACCGCGCTTTGAACGAGTTTTACGTTTTCCCACCAATTTCTTTGAACGAGATTTTCCGTTTTTTTTTGTTAAACCCATTATATTATATGGATAGACAAAATAATCACAGTGGATAATCCCCACCCCAAGGAGCTAAGCTGACCGCCCGATCATACGCATCGGCTATATCCTCTTCAGTAAAATATTGACAAATACAATATCGATAGCAGGGTCCTCCCAAATGGATATAGATAGACGCCATCAAATGAATTCGTCTTGGAATTCTATGCACAATCAGATGTCGGTCTCTTCTTGAACAGATAACACGGTCTCTTCTATCGATATATCTGCATAAAATAACATAATAATAGTATTCATTCATTCATATAGTTATTCTATGTGTATATTTTTTCTGTATTTCCAAAATAACAAAATGTGTTTTAAACAAATCAAAACAAACAGAGTGGGAACAAAGATTAGAAACATTAAAAAACCAAATAATTTACTGGTCAGATGAAAGTAATATAACAGATAAAACAATTGAAACAATCCAGTTATTTTATGATGAATAATGGGTTCTATCTAACTTTCAAAGTATCACCCCTTTCGATACTACTTTATTTAGATTTCATTTCAAAATAATAAAAAAATGGTTTTTTATTGGATTGATATTTGACTACAAATGTCTTCGTAAATTGTTTTATTCATCATGGTTTTTCTATTATCAGTTATTATACTCATTAAACATACACATTTTTTATATAATAGTTCATCTTCTTCAGAACGAGCATTTATTATTTTTCCAGCTT